GAAAATACTTTGTCCCCTACTTTTAAGCTTGAGACGTTATCTTTGCTGTGTGTAACTGCTTTAATTTGGCTTTGAGGCGCTACATTTATTTGTTTTGAAACCGGCGTACTGCTTTCTTTAGTAAAGCCCCCCGTTCTAGGATCGTATTCCATTAATGATTTAATATTAGCGTTAAGCCTATCACCAAAATCTTTTGTAGACCTCAACCTCTCTGTACTTATCTCTACTTCCGTCTTTAAGTTTTCATAAAAACCGCTTAGCAAATTTCTCATCGTCCCAGGGGCGGTGTCTTTACTAACAAGCATTTCTCTTACCGTCACCATGTCCGACTCCGATAAAGACCCTTTTATCATAGAATTACCTTGAAGAACTTGCAACCTCGCGATAGCAGATTCAACCTCTTGAACTTCGTTTACATCAGACCCGAAAAGTTGTTTTGTACTAGCTACTAATTTATCGCCTACCACCTCAAACGCCATATCTTTAAATTTATCTTCAAATTTAAGAACATCCTGGATGGCGTCTTGTAATTGAAAAGCTGATTGGAAATTGTCAAAATCAGCCTTTGGTATAACTCTCCTTCCTTTTGAAATTTGTTTTTCATAGAAGCGAGATTCTAACCTTTTCCTCTGCTCTATAGCGAAGTCCTCATCCACTAGGCCGCTTTCTTCTAAAGATGACAACTCCGTGTTTATATTTTCAATATCCTTAGCTGTTGTTTTATTGTTTATATTTGCTATTTTACGCCTAACATCTTTAGAGTTATCTTCAGACTTACTTCTTATCTGCCTTTCAATAGCTTTCGCCCGGGCTTTTTTTTCTCCGTATCTTCCAGTCCCTTCTAATAGTTCTTTAACTAAAGCCTCTTTAAGGCCGCCAATATCCATCTTTTTTATTTCCTGCGAAGTAAAAACGCTGCCATTCCCAGCACCCGCCTTTTTTATCCTGCTTTTAAAAGAAATCTTCCTTGTGTCGCTAATCCTAGCCTCTTGTATTTTTGCAAATTCAATTTCTTGACGTTCTAATTTTTGTTTAATTGCTTCATTCTTTTTTTCCAATATACTGAATGCGTTACCAGAAAGCCCTGGCTGAGAAATCAATCTCTCTCCTCTTTCTTGCTCTTGACGTAATTTCAATATCCTACTCTCCATAGGTGAAAGACGTCTATTCGCCCCTTGTCCTCGAGTATCTAATAATTGCCCGCCTACTTGTTTTGGCCTTGTTATCTCTGCAGCTTGTCGAGCAGCTTGATTAAACTGATTTGACCGCTGTACTTGAGATTGAGTAGGAACTGGTGGCGCTGGCGCAATACTCCCTTGAGGCTGTAGGCCTTCAGGTTGCACTTCTTGAAATGTGCTAGCAAATCCAGGCTGAGCACTAAAAGGTACTGGCTGAGGTGTTTGTTGTGTTTGCTCGAACGGTTGAGGTTGGCCTTCTGCAATAGCTATATCTTCAGGAGTAACTTGAACTGGTTGGAATGCCTGATCAAAAGCTTGCTGCTGAGATTGTTGTTGTCCTCTTGCTGCTTGTATTTCTTGCATCGCACTCTGCCTTTGTTCGGCTTGAGTAGGTTGCATAGCTTGACCAATCGCCATACCTGCGGACGTAGCTTGCCCTGGAGTAGTTCTACCCCCGGCTAACTTAGTTCCGATAAAACCGCCTGCTTGTGCTCCTTCTGGGCCTCCAAACTTAGCGCCTATCAGTGAACCCGCAAGGGCCCCCGTAGAAGCTCTTTCTTGTCTATCTAACTCTCTTTGCTGTAATTCCATATTAGCCAACCTAGAATTTGATTGGCCTAATTGGGCAAAAGCTGATTGTAATCTGCCGGTATTTACTGGTCGTGGCATTAGTAAAGCCCCCCCAACAATCTATCGATTAATCCTGGTTCATCTTCTTCTGGTAATTTCCCTGCGTTAATAGCCGCTTGCTGTGAGACTTGTAATGCCGGTATAGCAAGTAAGTTTTCTAAGCCCGCAGACCTTGCATTTAATTGCATGTCTTGTGCTGCTGCTGATTGACCAAAAGCTCCAAGTGATTGCTGTAAAGCATTATCTCTTCTTCCTAGCTCCTGCATTCCTATCTGAGCTCCTAATGCTTCCCTTCTTAGTCCTAAATTCCTATCCACACCTGCTAATTGGTTAATGCCTGTGGAAGAACTGCCTAGCCCTCTTCTGGCTAAGTTAGATGCAACGTTTTGCCTTTGCTCTTCAGCGCCTTGTTCAAATATATTAAACTGTGATTCTCTAAACCTTTCGAAAGCAGGATCTCTAGGCTCTATGCCTCTTCCTCGTCTTTCAAGTAATTCAGCAATACCTCTTGTTTTTTCTGCTCCAAAATCAGCTTCAAAAAACTGGGGGTTTATCTCCCCTAGGCGTCTTTTAAATTCTTCTAAATCCAGTTCGCCAGAACCCATAATATCATTACCGCCACCACCACCTTTGCGGCCAAAAACCCCGAACGGATTACTCGCGAAAGATTTCGCGTCTGAAAAAGATGATTGTAATGCGCTGCCTTTACTAGAAGATCCCATTATAACCTTTCTTTGATTGTGAATGACTGTTGATCATTAGTATTTGGTGTTTCTATATTATTTGTAGAGGGGTTGTAATATAAAGTTTTACTATTCGAATTGACCGAGCCTTCCAACTTGAACCCGTTAACGTAATTAGTAATATTAGTAACAGTATCAAAACTAAGAGGGATAATTAGATTGTCCATATTTGCAGAAGTATCTCCGAAATCATAAAGAACAACTTCTTTCATCTCTAGGTTCCCATGCCCATCAGTTGTAGAGTCTTTCCCGTCAATGAGTATAATGGCTTTCCCTATGTTGACCCTGAGTTCGCTATATCCTGAGTAATCAGACGAAACTGTATCCCCATAAGCAAGTACGTATTCTTTATAGCCTGAAGATTTTGTCCACGCGATTTCCTGAATACTCCCCCCCGTTAATGCTCCGTCAACTTTTTTAGCTAAACAGCAATTAATCCTGTCTAGGGTAAAGTCTGGATAGCTGATTGGTAAATCTGATCTCCTCGGTTTTAAGTAAAAAACAGAAGGGATGTTAAAGCTTCGATGTGTATAATTGTTTTGATAAAAGAAAGAAAACCCTCCTTCTTTTTTATCTACAAGCATGGACTCATTGGATATGCTTCTATTGTTTGATCTCTTATTGTAATATACAGATTTAGCCCATCCTTGTCTCAGTTTTCCCTCGGACATATAAATAGGATCCCCGTTAATACTGATCACTGACTTAGAGCTTACAACATCGACTTTTAATCTATAATCTCCATCAACTTTACTTAAAGTCGCCATCTCTTTATTTGTTCCATCCGAAACTAGAAATGAAGCTATATCGCCAGTAGAATAAGAATCAACAACGTCTCCGCTAAATTCATAATCACTTGTAGCGTCACCAAAGCAATCAAACTTAGCATCGCATGACCCATTACTTTTAAAGCTACTCACTCTTTTAAAATCACTAATTAAGTCGTACTCATAAAGTTCTTTCTCGTCTTTACCGTCTACTGAAATAAAAATCAGTGCAGTTTCTTTGTAGAAAACAGCTCTTACAGAGTCTACCGAATCTTGTTTTTCAACTAAGCAAGTAGACGAATCGCCGCTTTCATATATTAATATGCATATAGATTCATTCGTAGCTTTAGTAATTAGGCTTGATGCAGACACAGAAGAAACAGTGAATTCCCCCGCGTACAATTTCTTATCCCCACTGACATCAATGTCGTCTAAGTGACCGGTGCTGAATGGATTAAAGATTGGGATTAATTGGTCGTTCGTGTTTAAAGCGTACACGTAGCCAGTAGAAATGTCAGAAGACAGTGAACTAGATATTAATGAGTTGCTCGAACTACTGCCAGTCGAGGTTTTAACAAGATATTTAATTGATCCTATATTTGAATTAATAGATATTGACTGCGAGCTTAAAGAAACCGAAGATATCTCTTCCTCAGTGGTTGAAGAATCTTCACTGTCTTCAGTAGAGTCTTCAGCACATGATAAAAATAGAAAAGAAGATACTAGAATAATTAATAGTTTTTTCACTTTTCACCTAAAGTCTACGACTTCTTTATTCCCTAAAGGGTCTTCAGGAAATTCGATCAAGTCTGCGTTAATTTCTGTGTTTTCGTATTGAGTATGAAAAACTATGACAGATTCAATCCAATTCTTCCAAGCAGTATCTTGCTGGTGTCCTACAGAAAGACCTTGGATGTAACTATAGTCTGATATTATTTCTTTTTGTTTTTCTTTAATTTTTGAGTACCTGTATTTTGATTTAAATGGCTCTTTATGATAAATAGATGTCCTGAAGTCACTAGAATCTAGTAGCTCTTCATTTACACCCAAAGAATGATTTACTGGGTAATGCCCCGTGTTAAAACATTCACCGTCGTTTTTAAATCTTAATAAAATTTTATACATATTTTTAAATTAATATCCTACAGGCACTAAGCCCAAAATTTCCGGTAGAAGTCCCTTGCATTGCAATATAAACTGTTTGTGGCGTAATTATTTGAGTCTCATAATATGTCGCCTGGCCTGAGGCCCCCCCGTATGCTGTGCCTGGTGATGTCCCGACTACAGACGCAGCGGGAATATTAGACCCGGAGATTAAGCAAAGATTTGTGTTGCTGCTGCTAAACTCCCCCATGATCGAGTAAGCTGTTGCAGGCACTAAAGCTGAAATATTCTGACTAACCCAATTCATGCCCGTTGTAAAATTTAATACCCCTATATTATGGATGCTGAGTAAAGATCCTATTCCGAGGTAATCTCCTATTTGTGCAGTATATAGTAAATCTTTTCCAACATTATTCCTAATTGCCCCCACCCTTCTTATGTAGGTTGACCCGCTCGGTTTATCCCCCGCAGCTATATTAGCCCAGTCAGTGTTAGTGGATAAAACAGCCCCTAATGTTCCAGATCCATTTGAATAAATAAAAACATAATACCACTCGTTTCCTTGCTCGCTCGATGACCCTTCAGCTGTAGCGTCTTCAGCTCTTTCGCCCCCTGAACTAAGCCCTACAGATAAATCATACACTGCGGCGGTAGTTTGACTTTCAACGCAAGCTAAGCCGGTGTCTGAATAAAGAGTTAGATAATCAAATGAAACATCGATCTGATGATCTGCGTTCGTTGAGTTATTTACAATTTTAAGATTTAAATCTCTTCCAAGATTTAAATACCCCTTAGCCCCTGCTGGTGAAAACGTAGGGTTTGTGTAAGTTTTATTTGTTAATGTTTGAGTAGAATCATCCCCTACAAAAGTGGTCGTATTCCCGGCACCATCATTATACCCTTTCCATATCGCAGGATCAGGTGTTGTATCGCACCATATCTTCCCTTCTGGCTTATTGGTAGGCTCAGTAGAACTTGCATAATTAGACTCTTGCTCTTCTAAAGTTGTTTTATGCAAATTAACTTGAGTCCTGTAATTCGTCCTATGGGTGTTGTGTTCAGAAGCGTCAATAGTATCTACATCGTTTTGCAGTGTTGAATCATTAGACAGTGTAACTAAGCTTTGTATTGTGTCTGCCATTTATCTCTCCTCAGCCCCTATTATGTATTCACATTCTATCTCTTGAAAAGAGAAAGTTTGGCTTAATAGTGCATTTTTTAAGTTAAACCTAATCGATTCAGACCATAAGTCTATATCGTCCTGGCCTTTTATTAAAAGTAAACCAGAATATTTTGTGGTGCCATATTTAGGAGTTCCGTACACGGCCCCCCCAGCTGATTGGCTGTAAGTGGTAGTTGACTCTTGAACAGTAGAACTATCTAGTACATAGCTAATTGAAGTAGTAAAGTTACCTATAAACCTACCTCTCAGCCTAAGCAGTATCCAGCACTTTAAATTTGTTTGAGCTCCGCCGTTGAAATCTAATGATTCATATTCTGCGTCTACGATGATGCTATCTAAATCGTTTCGACCGTTTAAAAATGTATATCTATTCCCATCAGAGGTAATCCCTACAACCCCACCAGACCTAGCGTGAAGAGTCCTGTACCAATTATTTGTTGACGGTTCGTATATTTTCCATTCTGAAAGCCTGACTTTTCTTTCAAAAGACTTCTCTTGTTCCCCCACTATAGGTTCCCCAAGAAATAAATCTATTACGAAGCATACTGTATTTTCTGTTTCTGTTGATCCAGGAGCAAAGAAATAAACTTGCTCTCTCATTGTATTGTAGAAACCAAAAGCTCTATTTATTGATGTTGCAAGGTCTATTTGTTCAATTTCAGAACTGCCAGTAAAATCAGTAAACCTTCTCCCAATATCTACGTATACATTCCGGTTAATCGCTACAATCCTGCGGTCGTTGGTAAGACACATTATCCAAGATTTTGTAGCTATTGACGACCTGTGATTTATAGGCACTGGCCCGCCTTTTATCCTTTGTATCTGTACAGTTAGGTCACTCGTTATTTCTGGCCCTGAAGAAGTAAATATGTAAAGCGTTTCTTGTATTGAATCTTGATAGTCCGGGGTGAATGATTTTATATCAACAATATTACCTGCTGCTTGATAAAAGCCATGGGTAGATCTTTTCCATATACCATCGGTAGCAATTGGCACTGTTGAGTAATTTACTACGGTGTTTCCGTCTGAATATATCAACCTTCCTTGAAAACTATCTAGTAGGTAATATCCTGTCCCCCACGTCCCATCAATTGTATGAGTACCCGATCCAAAAGCGTCAGTATAAGTTTTGTTAAGATCTAACTCGTCGTCTAAATCAGCCCCCGCTCTATACACCTGTATTTTGTTTGCCCCGTCTAAGCCTATGAATAAGTGCCCATCTGCTACTGCAAAAGAACATTTTGAGACTGTGGCTGAATGACTATAAGTAGAACTTGCACTGTCATTCACTTTAACGAAAGACCCGGATTGATTAGTGTAGATAGATACGTCAGTTACTGCTATAGCTATACGTTGCCCCGTAGCCGCAGAAGTATAATCATAAGAATCTATCACTCCTTCCCCTACTGCCAAAAGCAAAGACAATGAAGCATCTTCTAAAGTAGATCCATACCTTTTCTTTATCCCGTCTGGGTCAAAATCTATATTAATGCATTCTTTAGCTTCAGCATATCCTGACTGAACCAAAGATTGTCCATTGGATTGATAGGCGTTAGATAAAACTTCGCTTACCTGGTCTGATTTATTCAACCCCCCAAAGCGTTCTATTTTAAATTTAGTGTTACGAGGCATTTTCCTCAGCCTTTACTACTCTAGGGTCGAGCTCTTCTGGCATTATTTCCTTGCCTGTCAGATTCTTTAAAAGTGATGATGCTCTCCTAATCCTGTTAATTGCTTTATCATCAACACCCCTTTTAAAATATATTGCCGCTGCAATCATGTACTCTAAAGCATTATCAGCTATTTTATTATAAAATATTGTTTCAGAATCTCCATTGATTAATCCGCTGGGTTCTATAACCCCTCTAATCCGTAAAGATTTTGAAACGCTAGGTGTCGGTGCTAAAGATATCTTTTTCTGTTCCCCTGTAGACTCAAACCGGTATACTCTTGGGAATGAATTACTCATTCTTGAAAAGTTAGACCAATCTAGTTCGTTAATTACTTGCGGGATTATCTCGTATTCACTGTCCTCGTTCAATAATTCTATATTAAGAATATTCATGAACCTTGGTGACGAAGGCCAATTATAAGAAGTAGTGCCCCCAATAGTGGATATTGAGGTGTCAACTCTGTTAAACTCAGGCCACTCATATATTGAGATCAATCTAAGATAAGTCTCGTTTGTTATGTCCAGACCTCTATTTTTATCTGTAGTGTTATCAGTTAAAATCAGCCTACTATCATTAGTATAGATCCGAACTTTATCCTGTATATCACTTAAAAGCTTCATTACGATCCGCCGAGTATGAAATGCAGAGATCCTACGACCCCATTCGGTTCTTTTATTCGGATCCTCTCAATAACGTCTTTTGTTCCTGCAAAAGCATCCCCCGCTGAGTGATTAGCATACGCAATGTTGGAAAGTAGATCTACGTGCCCCCCAGCAGGTATAACCCCGGTATGTAACTCTTCTCCTACACTGCCATCATCATCAACAACAAATTCATACTCTAAAGTTCCAGCACTGTTATTTTGCAGGTAAGCATAAGCCAATGTCTTTATGTTTTCAGAAGTATCAGAAGTATCCCATAGGGTTATAGTTGTGCTAATAGGAATTACTATTTCTTGATTTCTTATTTCTGTAATACTTGTGTCTGTATAAGAAAGATTTATATTCTCAGTCCTACCAGAAGGATAGGTCAATGTAATAGCGGTCTTATGTAATATTTGCGTCATTAGTACATCATCCTTTTAGGCTTCCACCCTAAATTTTGCATCCGGTTATTGTTATTGTCCCTATAAAGAGACTCTAATTCGCTTTCAGCTTCTTGTTTTAGGGCGAGAGACTGATTCATTTCTTGTTGTGTCGCGTCTTGTTTTTGCTTTAGATAAATAGACGCCGCATAAATAGCTATTGTTTCATGGTAATTCTCAGCTATTATTGGCGTAACTCCTCTATCTAACTCTATAATTTTAGCTATACCATCAAACCTTATATCATAAGATTTATCAGGATTTGGAGTTATGCTAAAGTTATAATTATCATCACCTGATAACCTGTAATAAATAGGCTCCCCGTAGTCAGAAGTTGTTACCTCGTCCTCGTCATTACCTGGTCTATTCTCTTCGAATTGTTGCTCTTGTGATTCAAATATTTCAGACCAAATTTGTGCTCCGCCTTTTTTAATAAATATTCTGTCTGGAGAATTTGATCTAAAACTACTAAAATCTACATCATACTGATAAGTCCCTGAAACCAAAGATATCAAGTTAATTTTAGATATTTTCTGACTCCACAGGTTAGTCCTTTTAAGAATGTTCCTATAAGCCTGGTTTAACTCGTTATAGCGATAGTGGTTATCGCTTCCGGAGTAATACCTAAATAAATCTAATATCTTTTCTGATTTCATTTCTCAAAAAGCTCTTCTATAAGCATTGCTAGTGTTTGCCTTTTCAAATCTATCGCTTTGACAAATTTAGGCACATTATTTTTAAATTCAGGGATAGCCACGTTTACTATACTGAAAGGCTTGATAATTTTATCTTGAATCCTTTTAATATACTCTTCACATTCTTCCCGAGTCTCAGCTTTAAAAGGCTTACATAGAGCTTCGTACGCTTTTTTATAAACGTTGAAGTTGTCAGTGAAATCTTCAGGAGAATCAAAAAGTTCCTTCCCAGTAGCTTTCCTAGCGATATCCTTCTGTTCAGCCGTTTGGCATTTAATCCCCCCGTCTTTAAATGCTCTTAATTGCCTAACCATGTCTATGGTCCAAGGCATCTTGGAAGTTACTTCACTTTTACTAGATGCTACTTCTGCAATGTTGTTTTCAAAAAACAAATGTGGGTAAGGTTTAATTTTTTTACGGTAAACATCCTTGCTAAAACCTTCTTCACTAACATTTCTTTTGTACTCTTCTGCTTCTACCTCAGACAATTGAAATTGATCTTCTGGGAAGGTCACTGAAAGACTTCTAACTTTTGAAAATAATAATTCTGTCATGTTTTTATTGTAAATAAGAGAAGGGCAAAAGCCCCTCTAAATTAATCGATTGAAGAACCTCTTGCGCCTTTATCAGCGTTTTTAATTCTTGCATGTGTTTTTTCATCACCCCAAATTAAACCAATTTGCCCATAAATGTAAGAGGCTTTATCAGTTGCATCTTTTTCTTGTGAGTTATCAACAACGTGCAAATCATCCATGATTCCTTTGTTAGAAAAATGGCAATATTTGATTTGGTCCATGTCTACAACAACACCATCATTAGGTCTTGTATCAGTTAAAGATCTATCTTCTACGATTTTAATTCGTCCTGTTTGAGATTGATAATATTTGATCTCATAACCGAAACCCGCTTTCTCTGCCAGCTTGTCTTCTTGAATTTCAACATAGCCATCTGCTGCTTGGCTAATAGATTGGATAAGTCCGTTACCAGCAAAAAGAACTTTGTTTCTAGATCCCCATCTGAACGCTTCACGAGCTAAGAAAGCGTCGAAATCATTCTTATATAGAGTCCCAGAAAAATCTTTTTCATAAGTAGTAGGAGTGTTATAAATTCCTTGCATTGTTCTTATGAAGTTATCGCCATCAGCTATTTTAGATTTTTCACCTAACATAAATTGTCTGTTGATATCTATTCTAGCTTCTTTACGAGCTTTTTCATATTCAGCATCCCACTCATTACGATCAACATAATACTCTTCTTTCATACTCTCACGGCCAACGTTGATTTCATAACGGAACGCTTGAGTGTATTGAATTACTTGAGTCAGAGACTGAGATCTGTAAGTTTGAGCAGTAGATCTTTGAGGGTTAACAGAAGTAGCTAGCCTGAATAAGCTATCGCCTGATTCCATTGCAGCCGCTGCTGTACCTGATCCACTATTCAATGCCCCAATCCCTCTTGTAGCAGTAATTTGACCACCAGAAGTATCTACTCCTGTCACATAGAAATGCTCGCCAGTCCTATCATTAAACCAAATGTCGCCTACAATAAAATAGTGAGGATTACTTACTGGGATATTGCTAGCTGTAGAAGCAGCAGTTCCGTCTGTAGTATCACTATTCGGTAAATAACTCTCAATCCCCCAGCTTGGTTCTGGGACAATTACTCTTTGCTTTTCTTGCATAGAAGTAAAAGTTAAAAATCCGGCTTCTTCTGGGTTGCCGTCAACAAAGATGATATCTTTTAGAATACCTGGATCTCTAAATAACGGGTTAGTTGCGTCTCTTCTAGCTGTTTGTACTGGCATTTTATCTCCTAAAGGCTATGCCCTACCTATTTCGAAAACCAAAAGTTCTATTGCTTGCGTTTTCCATAGCCTGTTGCATCGGGCTTTTAGATTTCACTGGATTTCTGCTCGCATAGTTACTTCCTTGATTTCCCACGGGTGGGGTGTTCGGTTTTTGTTTTTGCTTGTATTTATTTTTTATGTATAGCCGATCAACAAATTGATAAGCTTCCTTCCCATTGTTTAAGTTAATCCCTTGTTGCTCCATTTTATTTTCTAAATCTTTTTGATTTTTCTGATAAAAATCCATAACTTCGGAATTGTCTTCTTGGTTAGATACCCATTGATTAAACTCTCTTTGTTGCTCAATTTGTTGATGATTTTGTTGCTCATATTGCTGATTTTGTTGTTCTCGATCTTTTTTAATTGCATCTTGAACTATCTTAGCAACATCTTTAGCGTTTACTTCTTTCGCATAACCATCTTCATCAAAATACTCATCAGTGATATCTTGACTTTGACTTTGGCTTTGCTCACCTTTGTTGTTAAGCAGTTCTATAGCTTGCTTTAACTGCCCTTTTAGTTCCGCCGTTTCCCTGTCTTTTACCGACTGAAAACTCCTGAACTTTTCATCAAAGTCTTGCTGAAGCTTAGCTACTACTGATTCTACGTTTTGCTCAGAACTTTCCAAACTTTCAGAACCTTCTTGGTCTTCCATGCCCATATCGACGCGCTCTTCCTGACCTTCAGGGGCACCTTCCATATCTTGGTATTCTTGACCTTGTAATTCTTGTTCGTTTTCCATGTTTTTTCTCCGTTTGTAAAAATCCTAAATCCTATTTGGGTATCAGGGTATCTTACTTGTTTATATTGACAGGCTTGTCTAAAGCCCTGTTTGGCTCTTCGAATTTATTTTCGACAGCCATTCTTTCTTTGTCAGCCGCTAAAGTCTGACTAATTTGAGCAGAAATCTTCGCTAAATCCGCTTGCAGAGCATTTGTCTGCTTTTGGGTATCAATTTGGATTTTACTCATTGTATCTGCAAGACTACGGGCTTGATCCGTACTTTGCTGATTCAAATGTTTTAATTCTATTTCCCTTTCTTTCATCTGCATTTGCATCTGCATTTCTTCTTGTTGCAGTTGCCGTTGTTCTTCTAACGCTCTTTGCCTTTTTTGCTCATTCTCCATTCTCTCTTCATCGGTGTAACCAAAGTCTTCTTGGACGCCGGTAAAAGAGTTATTAGCTATAAACTTAGCTATTTTGGAAAAATTAACTTGGCTAGAAGCTGCTTCATAAATGTCAGTGCTCATACCTAGAGACTGAATCATTTCTTTCGCTTCTTGTATATTTAACCTTTTGTTTATTTGATCCTCAAAACCAGAAGTCGCCTTCATGGTCCCATTAACAAGAACATCATCTGGAGAAACTGATCTGACTTTTAAGCCGTCGCCTAAATCTCTCCATCCTGTCTTAATTCTTTTGTAATAATTTTCCCCTGAGATTTGAATGATTTTATCATCACCAAAAAACCTTTGATCTTTGAAATAAACCAATAATGCCTCTGAAACTTCCTCTATTAGAGCTGCAATTTGCAATAAAACCGGACGCATGGTCCCAGTAGCCCTAGAAAGCGTTTGCGTATATTGGGTGGCCGTAACTTGTCGGTCCATCGTGTTTCCAGCGATAGCGTCGTTTACGCCCGTATTTTCTTTTGCTTGCGATAAATAGAAGTTAACATCTTGCGCTAAACCCTCAGTTGAGGTGTTCATGTTAAGTTTCGCGATATCGTTCGCTATATTATAGTTCGGATTTTGTGATTTTTGTAAATCTATATAATCTTTATCAAATCTTACAAACTTTTGTCTTTCTTCTAAGTCTTGTTTAGTCTGACTGTTAAACAAAGCTTCATTTACCCACATAGGATCATGGATATGCTTTCTAACATCTTCCAGCCTAAGATTGAGCATTGTATTCAATACTTTTTGTGGACCTTCCAACTCTTGAACTAAGCCTTCCCCATCAACTTCTAATTCATGCGGGTCATAGCTTTTGCCGAAGTATGGGTGGTTCTTATATGGATACGGATTAGAGCCATATCTAACTAGAAACCCATTAATACCCCCGACCATTACAGCATAGGCATCACTCAAACCGTTTTTAGGTGATTGCCAATAATCAATCATCTCCACGCTCTCATCTTCTAATAAAGTTGTATTAGAATCGCGAAGGGTTTTTAATGTCCTATTTGATGTTGAAAATTGTTGACTATTATTCCCTTCGTAAATTGGTTGAGACAATACATCTTCAATCTTTTTCCCTGGCGGTAGAGTATAATAACCTTGCCGTATTCTTTTGATTACTTCTCTTTTTGGTAAAGCGTATCTCTCTATAACCCAAGCAGCATTTTTAATATCATGCTTCGCGTGTGGATCAATATATAATGTCGAACGATCTATGTTCTCTAGTATGAAATTAGGGCCCGAAGCTTCTGACCTATAAGTCAACTTCAAAACCCCCATTGAATACTTTAAGAACGATTTTAAAAATTGAGGAAGTACATCTTCCTTAAACTTTAACTGGTCGTTTAATGTGTAATCTACAAGTGCCTCTGCCAACTTAGCCATCTGAATCTCTTCTTCTGCAGCTGAGATTGATGACACTATTGGGTTGAAAGAAACAAGAGGACGTAGGTCGTTAACTATAGAAATAATATGACTGTAAACAACTCTTACTTGCTCTTTAGTCTTCCTAAGGAATATTTGACCTTCCTCATCTTCCTTCTTTTGTGACTCTGCTGTATACCACTCGCCTTTGTATTGGTGTTCCCATTTATCCATCAAATGAGAAATATCAGCGGTTTTTTCTTCCGCTGAATTAAATCTATCATATAAAGCATTCTCCACCGCTCTAAGCTCGTTCTCATCCATTTTGGGAATAATATTCCCAGTGGCTAGAACCTCTTCATCTATAGAAGGCGCATCCTCTCGTTCTTTTTCGAAAGGCTCGTCTGAATATAAACGCTCAGCTTTTTTTACTCTGTGTGGTCGGTGCTTATGTTTTGCCATTTATTGACTAAACCTCGTACATTACAACTTCTACTTCAAACGAAGCTGCTGCACTTTGGTTAGGGAATAAAGCTTTCACTAATAATGAAGAACCAGGGTGTAAATACATCATCGGCATTTTGAATTGAGATGCGCAAACCCCTGCTGAATCATAATAGTTATTATCCCCTTTTCCGACAGACATAGTTTCAAACAAAAACTCATCACCAACTGCAAAGCATGGTGCTGCAGGTGTATCAGATTTTATAAGCTGGCTAAACAAATGGTCTTCACCGGCACTTGAAGCAGCAGCAGCAGTCAAATCACCGAAATAAACCTTACTTTGTGCAGTCCCCACGTTGCTAGTATTGGAACTCGCGGAAGTTGAAACCCCAGTAAGAGTAGACCCGCCGGAAGAATATCTATTAATGCTATCTTTATAGAAAGCTAAAGATGCTTTAGTAGCAGCAGACCCATTAGCAGTACAAGTAAGTTTCAAAGACTTAAGAAACGTAACACTAGCAGTGCTCGCAGCAGGAATATCAATAATCAAAGAAGCTTCTGTTTCTGCAATAGCGGTTGGGTCAGCGTTTAAGGCTATGCCTGTTCCTACTGTTGGGTTATTGAATGTAAAAACAGATTTTCTTAATGCGTTACCTTTCGACCCTGATGGATCTTTGGCTCCGACTAGTAAATTTTCTAAACTCATTTCGCCTCTTTATTGTCTAAAAGATGTTCTGCTAAAAGCCTTTTGTACTCTTCTACTGGAGACTCAAGACTTAAGTCATGTAAATCACTCTTACATTTCTTAGCACCAAGTACAGACCATTCGGGGTGAAAAGGTTTTGTTTGATCAATTGTTTGCCTTTTGAATGTATACCATTGTTTAAATGTTACATCGCCAAGGTTTTGGTTTTTATTATATCCTTCTCTGTAAGAATACCAATCTCCGAAAGAAGGCATTTTGCCTTCGTTCTCTTTTTGGTACTCAGACAAGAATTCTTCAGGAGTTTTTGAAATATCAACAACATCCCCGTGAAGCAATGAAGCTTGTTTTTCTTGAGTTTTCTTAGCCATTTATACCTTATACTATGTCAGTGATTGAAGTGATATGAACATCTCCAGCGGCAGTACCATGTCTTGCGAACAGCTGACCACTGTTTAAAGGCATATTATTGAAAGGAGAAGTACCAACGTCATTTGTAGGCCCTGTAATTAAAGTAGCCCCAGATCCGCTTGCATCATAAGCAATTTCAATTGTATCGCTAGCCGCAGTTTCTCCCCATCCACCGACAGAAACACCTGAATGCGATGGAAGACCTTCAACTCCAGTAAAAGCCAAAGAGACGAAATTAGTATCATCAGTTGTAGCTTGCTCTAATTTAGAAGCAGTAGGAATTAAATATGTTCTTCCAACTTTAGTAAAAGGAACAAACGCTGGAGTGCCTGAATTAGTACAAATTACATGACCAAAATAAGTGTAAGATTTAGTCGCTGAAGTTCCGGGATGACCAAATACACTTTTGTTAAATCTAAAATCAGCTTTTGCTGGTGCTGTTTGAGATGGGTAAATAGTAACAACATTACTTGAATTCAAGCCTGCGTATAAATACCAAACATCTGTTGCAAGTGCGCCAGTTGTTTCTACTCCTGCTGAACTTAGAATAGGGTTACCAGTTGCCGCGAAAGTATACGGTGTAGACGTGGTAGCATAATGAAACGAATCGCCAAGCCAAATTGGAAAAGGATCAGTTACAGATGCATTTAATGTTACAGTTGCAGAGCTTAAAGACAAAGGAGCACCTTTAGCCATAATGTTCTCTAAAAATTCGTAAGGGACTACTGTCCCTCGTCCGCTGTAAGCGTCGCCATTTAAAGTAGGCCCGTTCTCTACGCTATAGTAAGACATATTACCTCTATATATTATTGATTGTGCAGTTTCTCTCTGCCTCTAACCGAGTTGAGAGGTACATTGAAGGGCTCAGTGTACAAAAACCAATTCATGTTTTTAAATAATAAAAAATAAGCCTCCGCGAGTTGCTATGATTAAACGGAGGCCTTTCAGGGCAATAACCTCGTAGACATAATTTACAAGTTATTTGCCTGAGCTTAATGATGGTCAGCGCTATTCCTAAAAAACTTAGAATCCAAGATTAAGTGCGTATAATGGCCAATTGTTGCCGATAAGACAAAAATTAAATAATTCATAAAAGTATTATTTGCGATATGCCCCATAGATAACTTGGAACGAATGAATGAATCAAGATTTATTTGGTAATCATAAAATAATATTATTGTTGCTGAAATAACAACAGGGGTAATTTTCCAATGCGTCCAGCCCCGGTGTTTATGAAGTAAAGGAGTTATTGATAATATTGCGAACACTGCGAGTACTTGATATTCTTGAGCACTATATAAAAATATGAAAGAAATTATTGCTATCCGGTAGAACCACCGTTGAGGTATTGATGCAGTGTCAAAATCAGGAAACAAGCTCATGAAGAAACAAACACAAGTCAATACTAACGGGTGAGATATTTCCAAAAAGGAAATACCTAATAATGAAGTTGTTATAAAAACAAAAGACGAAGATATAGCCCCGCCAGTTACATGAGCTTTAAAATTCATACTAAGCTATCAAATACTTAATATGCCCTGAAACTTGTACTGCCCCACCAAGAGTTAAGACTAAATCTTCGTTAACTCCACAAACGATCAAAGCCTTGCCTTGCTCACAACCACCAGAACACATACCTACCGGTGTGCCTGTTATTAAAGACATCGCGCCTGTCATGTCGGTAGAGCCAGAGACAAACTTAGCTGTTACAGCCCCTGCAGATACTAGTTGATAGCTGAGAATGTAAACACGCATTTTTTCTTTAACAAAATCGCTCAAACCTGACATTTTTGCAGCAACTCGAGCAGAAATATCCACAAGCGTATTAGCTCCAGAAGATGCAGTATCAATTGCGATTGTTTCAATTTTACTTGATTCTGTAGTCATAATCCTCTAACTGTAGTTCTCTTGAAATCCCAAGATATTTTACTTTTATTTGTTTTAATCCTGTTGTTTTCGCCACCATATACGTGTTGCATACCATAGATCAAGGCTTTTCCTGGATGGGAATCAGGGCCATGGCTTACGACCGCTTGTCCATTAGGCTTTACTTTTATTTTAGATCGCCCTTCATGATCTTTGTTGAATTGATCTATTTCGTAACTCCAGTTTGATAACGCTTTAATACCTAGCCTGCAACGTGGATGAAATATTATTTTCCCTTTTGTCCTCAAACATAAAGCCATATTATCAATTGGCATCTTTTCAGAATACCTTTGCCCTACAACATGTATAGGTGGGCCTGGATCAACATTGAACATACGCATTACTTCTGCTTGGTCTGCTTTTAAGTATTCCCCCCATCCCATTTCTACTGCATCTTTAGCGTTGGCTGTCCGAACATCAGATATATGCTCGCGGAATACCATTTTATAATCACTAGCAAACTCATTAAGCTCTTTACGTACACTTATAATGTTACCGCGTACCCAATATCTTTCGTCGAAGAATACGGATGTTTTTTCAGTGTATGGATTATATTTTGGGTGCGCTGGTTTTATTTGGAAGAACCCGAAGTAAATCATATCTCGACCTAAATCACTGCATGTATACACATCATAGTTGGGGTCATAGTCGTAGTACTTATCATTTACATCAGCGACGTGAACCCATTCATCTGGATCCGCATCTTCTGAGTGAGATTTGAAGTCAGGGAAAATACGCCCTATGTTCGATTTGGTGTATGAGATCTCGTATTCCTGAGCAAAGGTCTCTTCAGTAATCTTTGGATCGTCTCTTTTCTTCTTTTCCCAATGTATGTTTCTTAGTGGGTGATCCCTCCAATGAAATGCAATTTTATTCACCCCTGGGGTGTTTGCCATTCTAGCAAATTCGTTATTCTCCCCTTTTGGAGTAGAAAATATAATTGTACAGTTTGTAAGTTCTGAAGCGGAGGTTAGGATAGCAGAGTCTTCTTTAATATGTGCAAATTCATCAAGTCCAGTCATAGAAGCTCGACCACCCCTTTGAGCTGTACCTTTGGCAATCGCCCCAGATATAGTAGACCCTGTTTCTGGGAAAGATATCAAGCCAATCTTGTCATATTGCGAGTTCTCCATATACCCCATGCGCATCCACTCAGGCTGTATACGTAGGTTTATCCTTATCTTCTCAAACAAGGAATCCGGATTACCACGCATATCCACATCTTCCTCGTTCTGACTCATCATAGATATAGAGCGCCCTTTATGGAACTTAGCTACCCATTCAGCGGTAACCACCCAAATCCACGATAAACCACACCCCCGAGTCTTTTCAACAATCCCAGTTTCACCATTAGCATAACACCATAAAAACCAGGTTATAATTTCGTCCTGTTTTGGGAATGTTGTAAATGGAACATACGGATTTTGATTGGGAGGAAGGTCGAGCCTATAGGTCCAACAGAATACATTAAAATAGAACAAGATATTACGCTTGCACATTTCAATTACTGTACGTTGATACTCTTTACTAGATAAGCATTTGCTGTAAATCAATGCCCTATAGTTAAGATTACTTTTAGTGTCGATTTGGTAGAGTGCTGTCTTCTTATCTACAACTTTTTCACCATTTTCATCTAAGATAAAATCGTATGAAGGGTATTCTATTTCTATTGGTTTACCTTCTAAACAAAGAAGGTTTTTATCGCCTAGTTTATACAAAATTAATAGCTTAACTATAGTTTACGGAAGGAGAGTTTACACTTAACGTAATCCCATAATATAGTTACCGTGTAAAGAAATAAAGTAACCAATACGGAGAATAAGGATGATAAAAAGGATTGTATTTTTAATAACAACAGTAGCATTAGTTAGTTGTTCATCTAGCAACAATGAAGTTAAGAAGAAAAAACCTGAACTAAATAAACTGCAAAAAACGATGTGCTTTTTAAGATTGCGGAATAATGGGTGTGATCAGTGGATCAGTGAGGAGACTACTTAATAACCCTCTAGGTAGAACATGAATTGAAAACTACCCAAAGGGAAAGGCTATATCTAGGATACCCCAAAATACAGTTGTTTGGATAGTAGATAGTTGTTGTGCTAAAAACAAGGTTAATCTTTGATGTTGTCGTTTAGGAATTTTTTTAGCGCAACAACTTTTTCTAAGCTAAAACTAATATCGTATAGTCCCCCTGCCTCTATAGTTAAATAGAGGCTAAACTTGCCGCCATCTAAAAAAACTTTAGCTATATCACCTTCAGTATCTTTAATTAATAATACTTTTTCAGTAACCCCCTGATCTCCTTCTCCTTTGTCATACCCAACATAAACCTCGTCTCCTTTTATAGTAAGGCCAAAATCCCAAGCATTATTACCGAAGTATTTAGCTATATAATGTCTATCGCTATCTTCTGCATAATCCGAAATAGTAGACTGTATGATGTCATTAGGGCATTCTATATCTAACGAACCGTCTTCGTTTAGGATTGCTTTGCATTCTTTAAGAGCCATGTACATATCATGGCTTGAAAGCTTATTTGCGTAAGCTGATAAGAACGTGAGCATTGTTATATCGTTATGCCATTGCCCCGTCCTATCACCAACTTCTTTTGTGTGTTTGTCTAAAGATTCTTTAGTTAATTCACCAGTACAGATATCTGCCCAATGCTTTTTATTAGCTTCTTCCCACCTCTTCCTCTTAGCTTCTACTGATTTATCTTTCATTACTTTTTGGTTTACTATCTTGCCGTTCTCGTCGAGTATGTTCATCTTTCTCCTTATCTACAGTGTA